GGATTGACCACCTGAGGAGATCCGAAAAGCAAGAGCCTGATAAGCAGTATCTGTACTACGTGAGGCAGCAGCTCAAGCAGGAGGCTTATGCGGTAGTCCGTGTCACTTGGTACGACGAGGACGGGATCTACAGCGTCACCGAAACCCGCGTTAACAAGAGGGACGCGCAAGTGATTCAAGAGTTCAGCGACATCGTCGGTAACGCCTTGACCATCGGGGCGGATGTTTCTGTTATTTGCATTGATAAATCCGAGCGGTTGGATCTGCATGATTTATGAGCACACCTTCGGAGCTGTATCGGAATGCAATCGACCTCAATCGATTTAGCAACAGCGTTGCCAAGCGGATTGCTATTACATACAACGATCTTATTTTGGATATTGTTAATCAGCTCCGTGGGCTTGATGAGTTTGATACGTCTGCGAAAGCTGCACGGCTTCAGGCGATTCTCGCGCAACTAAAAGAGTCGCTTGATGGCTGGGCTGGCACTAGCACGCTTGCGGTTGTCGAGGATCTGCAGGGGTTAGCACAACTGCAAAGCGACTTTGTGGCAAACGAGTTGAGACGTGCGCTGCCTATCGAGTTGCGTGAACAGATTCGCAGCGTTCAGATCAGCCCGCAGTTTGCCCAGTCAGTAGCCACGGTTGATCCAACAGCTATAAACGTAGTGACGCTCAGTGATGATTTGCAGGCGGCTGTTGCTGGTTCGCCGCAGACGTTTCGTTTAACTGCTGCTCAAGGCACCACGATTACGTTGCCAAATGGCAAGGTGCTTGAGAAATCGTTTCGTGGGTTAGCTGAATCTCAGGCTGATCTATTTGCAAAAACTGTGCGTAACGGGCTGCTTACTGGCGAGTCAACTGACCAGATTGCACGGCAGCTAAAGGGCCGGCTTCGCTTTGGGCAGCCCGGCAGCTTGCGTCAGATCGCACAGGCTGGAGGGCAGGTGACAGCTCTCGCCAACAATCAAATCAACGCGATGGTGCGCACAAGCATCAATCAAGTGGCCAATGAAGCAAGCCAGCAGGTCTACAAGGCAAACCAAGATGTGACCAAAAAATATCGCTACGTGGCAACCCTGGACAGCAGGACCAGTCCAATATGTCGTGCGCTCGACGGGCAAGAGTTTGACTACGGCAAAGGGCCAACGCCCCCGCAGCATTTCAACTGCAGGTCCACCACTGTGCCGGTCATTGATTACAAAGGGTTGGGAATAGAGCCCCCGCCACCTAGTCAGTTGCGCCGTCCAAACTCTGCGTTCAAAGGTGCTCGGGCTGTGCGTGGTGAAGGCGTGCCTGACAATGAGACTTATGGGCAGTGGTTGAACAAGCAATCCAAGGCAACCAAGCAGGATGTTTTAGGCAGAAGTAAGGTGCCATACTTCAACCGCTTGGTGGATAAGTTCGGCCCAACAGATGCCATCCGTAAGTTTGTTAGTGCGGACGGATCGGAGCTAACCTTGGAACAACTCAAACGTCGTTATCCCAATGAGTAAGCTGCCCAGCAAGTATCAGTTCACCGTTCAAGAATCGAACGAGGCACCGTCTTGCCCACCCAGAAAGCCCACGCCAAAGGGCAAGGCTGCTAAAAAGGAAGGGTCTAAGGGAGACGACTGATGCCAATGGGAGCGGGAACATACGGCTCAAAGATGGGTCGGCCCCCTAAAAAGAAGAAAAAAAAGGGCGGCAAGAAAAAGTAATGGCACGGAAGCGGCGGCGAGTTCCAAAGGACAAGGCCACGGGCCTGCCTAAGAAGTACCTGTCAGGTGCTAAAAATCGCGCCGCCAAAGCCCGTGAGATCAAGCGGACTGCTGACGCTTACAAGCGCGGCGAGTTCATCGACATCAAAGCCGTTTCAGCATCGAGGACAAAGCAAAGTGGCACCAAAAGCAAAACCACTAAGCGAAAGCGTAAAAAAGGCGCTTAAGAAAAAGGCCGAGGGCACGCGCTTTACTTACGGGCAGCTTGCGGCTGTCTACCGAAGAGGGCAGGGCGCTTACCTGTCGAGCGGGTCGAGAAATGTCCCGATGGCAGCCTGGGCTATGGGCAGGGTTAACAGCTTTGTTTCTGGCAAGGGCGGCGCACGAAAGGCTGACGCTGACCTTATGAAAAAGGGCGGCAAGAAAAAATGAAACTGACGACCCGTCAAAAAAATGCTTTGGCTAGGCATCAAAAAGATCACGGGCACACTAAAGCGCACATGGATTTCATGAGGCGCAAAATGCGTGAGGGCATGAGCTTTTCTCAGGCGCATCGCTTGGCAATGACCAAGAAAGGCAAATGAGCATACAAAGGGGCGGCCATACGTTCGCGGGCTTCGACAAGCCGATCCGCACACCAAATCACCCAAGCGGCAAGTCACACGCTGTAGTTATCAGTGATGGCGGCAAGCCACGGCTGATTCGCTTCGGTCTCCAAGGCGCTAAAACTAAACGACCAAGAAAAGGTGAGAGCGCAGCGGACAAGGCTAAGAGAAAATCATTCAAAGCTCGTCACGCAAAAAATATCGCTAAGGGGAAGACATCTGCCGCATTCTGGGCAGACAAAGTAAAGTGGTCGTGAAATGTAGCCTGTGGCTAATTCATGTCCGAAGATCAAACTGCTCCTGTGGAGCAATCTGTTGATTCCAGCAAACTTGAGGCAGAACTCGATGCGATGAGGCGTAAAAACGCCGAGTTGTTAGACGAGTACAAAAAAGCGAAAGCACTAGCAAAAGCTGTTCCTGATGGCGTCGATGTTCAGGAGTTACTGGACTTCAAAGCTAAGGCAGAGCAGGCAGATCTGGAAAAACAAGGCAAGTACACCGAAGCTAGACAGGCTTTGGAGCAGCAGTTCCGTGAGGCGTCGGAGGAAAAAGACAAGCGCATCACAGAGCTAGAAGCACAGGTGCGAGAGCTTGAGTTGATCACCCCTGCGAACACCGCGCTCGCTGATGTGGTGCATGATCCCAGCATCGTGTTCAAGGCGCAGCTGTTAAACCCCAATCAGATCGAACGAGAACCCGACGGGACCGTTGTTGTCGTCAATGGTTACGAGCGCAAGCCGATCAGCGAGTGGGCGAAAACTTTGCCTAGCTACATGCAGAAAGCACCGAAGCCACAAGGCAGCGGGGCTCCGGCTGGCGGCAGTGCTGGTGGCGACGTCCCACCTGGGACAAAGAATCCATTCTCAAAAGAAACTTACAACTTGACTGAGCAATCACGACTGTTCAGAACAGATCGCGATATGTACGAAAGGTTGAAAGCTGCTGCGAACCGTTAATATGTAAAACAAGCAAGGCTGTGCTGCGCTGATTAGGGCTGTGCCCACACCGTAAAAACCATTTTTTGAGGATCTGTCATGGCGACTCTTCGCTCTGACATCATCATCCCAGAGGTATTTACGCCGTATGTCATTGAGCAAACCACTCAGCGTGATGCCTTTTTGGCTAGCGGTGTGGTTCAGCCAATGGCCGAGCTGAATGCCTCCTCGGATGGTGGTGACTTCGTTCAGGTACCATTTTACAAAGCAAACCTGTCAGGCGATTTTGAGCGTCTGACTGATAGTTCTTCCCTGACCCCAGGCAAGATTGAAGCTGACAAGCAGGTGGGCGTTGTCGTTCATCGCGGCAGAGCTTTCGAGGCCAGAGATCTAGCCGCACTCGCGGCGGGTTCCGACCCTATGGCTGCTATCGGCAACAAGATTGCTGACTACATCGCTAACCAGCGCCAGAAAGATCTCCTGTCCTGCTTGGCCGGTATCTTCGGCTCTGTAGGCGACACTAGCTCTGCTTCATTCGCAGCCTTGGCTGTTGATGGCGAGTCTGGTGACACCCCTACGCAGCTAACTGCTCGTCAGATTGTTGAAGGTCAATCTCTGCTGGGCGACCAGGGAGAAAAGCTGGCAGCGATCGTTGTGCACCCCAAGGTCTTCTACGACCTGAAGGAGCGCCGTGCGCTTGACATGATCTACGACAACAACGGTCAACCAGACGCTAATGCTGCGCAGGGTTCACTGGCTAACGCCTTTGGCAACGTTGCTGTCCCTACCTTTATGGGAATGCGCGTGATCGTGTCTGCCGACGTTCAGACCGCTGGTTCCGGTGCTTCTACCGAGTACGCCAGCTACATGTTCACGCAGGGTGCCGTTGGCTCCGGTGAGCAGCTCGGGCTTCAGACTGAGACCGACCGTGACATCCTCGCGAAAAGCGATGCAATGTCTATTGATCTGCACTACGTGTACCACCCGATCGGTTCTTCGTTCTCCACTTCCGTTTCCAACCCCACGCGGGCACAACTGGAAACTGTGGGCAACTGGACCAAGGTGTACGAGACCAACAACATTGGCATCGTGCGGATTACCACCACCAGCGCACTGGATTGAGGAGGTAACTAACCATGGCATCCATTT